GCCCATCGTGTGGCATCTGCGATGAGTTCCATGAGGCCGACACGGCTGACCTGTTCGATACGTTCAACACAGGCATGGTGGGACGTGAGCAGCCCCTGTTGCTGGTTATCACCACGGCTGGCACCAACGTTGGCTCCCCTTGCTATGACTACCAGCAACAGGCTCAGAAGGTGCTTGAGGGCACGTTTGAGGATGACAATCAGTTCACCATCATCTTCACCATTGACGAGGGTGACGACTGGACTACTGAAGCTGCTCTCCGCAAAGCCAACCCCAACTATGGGGTGAGTGTTGATGTCAAGGCCCTCAAGCGTGACCAGAAGAATGCTATCCAGAACGCCACCAAGCAGAACACTTTCAAGACCAAGAACCTGAATGTGTGGTGTAACGCCTCCGTGAGCTGGATGAACATGGAAGCATGGCGTAAGTGTGGGGACGCCAAACTGGATGACTTCCTTGGTGAAGAGTGCTTCCTCGGGCTTGACTTGGCAAAGACTACTGACTTGTGTGCTGCGGTAAAGCTGTTCAGGAAGCTGTTAGATGGTGTCACCCACTACTATCTATTCACACGGTTCTGGCTACCACAAGCTAAGACCCAAGACCCTACATGTCAGCACTACCAAGGTTGGGAGCATGACGGTCACCTTGTCGGTCAACCCGGCAACGTAATTGACTTTGAGGCAATCCTCTCTGACCTAGTGGCCGACACCAAGAAGTACAAGGTGAAAGAGCTGGACTTTGACAAGTGGGGTGCCGAGTACCTCCGTCAACGTTTTGGTGAGATCACAGGGGTCACCACGTTTGATGTCCCACAAAGCCCCCAGTACCTGTCAGACCCAGCCAGACAATTAGAGGCTCTCGTGTTGTCGGGGCGTCTGCACCATGATGGCAATCCTGTCATGGCTTGGTGCGTCTCCAACGTCGTTGCAATGGAGAACAGCCATGACAATTTGGTCTTAGACAAAGACAAAGACGCAAACAAAATCGACGGTGTAGACGCAACCCTTAACGCTCTATACCGCTGCTTGGCCACGCCAATGACTCCGGTTCACAAGCCATACCAACGCATGATTTTCATTTAATAAAGGCAGACCATGGAACTTACCCGTCTTAATTTGACCTACGATGCACCAGCCGTACCTGAGACACGCAATATCTTGGAGAACCCCTCCATTCCATTGTCTGCTGCCCTCTCCATGCTAATGATGGGCAACACCACGGATAGCAATGAGCGAGTGGATGAACTGACAGCGTTGGAGGTGCCCACTGTGTTGGCTTGTGTACGCATCCTCAGTGAAGGTATTGGCTCACTCCCAATGCGTGTCAGGGAGAAGCTAGACCGTGGTCAACGCCCAGCTCCTGAACATCCGCTCTACTACATGCTCACTCAGGAACCTAACCCTGAGATGACAGCCGTGGTTTTCTTCACCGAGTTGATGACCCATGCTGCCCTCTGGCAGTCAGCATACGCTGAGGTTGAGCGTAACAACGCTGGCCAGCCCATCGCTCTGTGGCCACGTGCCCCATGGAAGACGAAGCCCCAGCGTCAGAATGGCCGTCTCGTGTTTGTCACCCGTGATACTCCCAACGGCTCAGAGCGTGTGGTTCAGCCAGATGACATGATTCACATCACTGGCTTCACACTGGATGGGCTGACGGGCTCAAGCCTCATCAACCTCAGCCGTCAGAGCATTGGTCTGGCAAAGGTGGCAGCTCGATTTGGTGCCCGGTTCTTTGCCAACGGTGCCCGTCCGGGTCTCATTGCCAAGCCCGACCACGAGCTGAGCCCAGAGGACATCACCCTGCTCCGTCAGGACATCGAGATGCTCAGCTCTGGAGCCAACGCCCACCGCTGTGTGGTCGTGCCCAACGGCATTGAGATTGTCCCAATTGCCAAAGACTCCACCGCATTGGCCGAGTACGTAGCCGTCCGCAAGTTCGAGCGTGAGGAAATCTGCTCCTACTTCCGTGTCCCCGGCTACTGGGTCGGGGCTGCTGAGAAGGTTCTCAAGGCCACCGTTGAAGCCCAGTCTGAGGAATTCCTGACCTACTCGCTCCGTCCGTGGATTGAACGTTTTGAGCAGGAGTTCCAACGCAAGCTATTCCCAACCAAGGGCAGAACGGCTGGCAAGTACACCTGCAAGTTCTTTACAGACGCCATGCTCAGCATCGACAAATCCACACGCTACACCTGCTACACCGCAGGTCGTATGGGTGGCTGGCTCTCAGCCAACATGGTATTGGAAGCTGAAGGTATGGAGCCCATCAAGGGTGGGGACGAGTTCCTAGTCCCCCTGAACACAGTTCCAGCGTCACAGGCTGTAGACAATGTTGAGACGGAGGACTCCCCAGAGGATGCAGCCCCGTCACAGCCCACGGCTACCCGTGCCAAGGAAATGTATCAGCCCATCTTCGCCGATGCGTTCAGTAGGCTCCAGCATCGCAGCAAGCGTGACCTAGAGACAATTACCAACACACTTAGCCCCCTTATTAGCTCACTGGGTGCCTACTTCCGTACCAGTTCCACAGTCGGCACCGCTGAGGCTGAAGCGGTGAGCAAGTACCTCAAGGGTTTGGAATCGCGTGTCAGCAAGCTTGATGGTGGTGCAACTGAGGTAGAGATGTCCAAACTAACCAAGGCTCTGGTGTTTGCCATTGAGGCTGACAAGGCAGAGACCAAAGCAAAGGAAATACTAAGCCATGAGTAAAGAAATCCGCAGTCTTCACGCAACAGAATTCCGGGTGTCAAAGGCCGATGATGGTAGCCGTACCATCTCCGGCACCGTCACCTACAACACACCATCTTGTGACCTCGGTGGATTCATTGAGCTGATTGCTCCGGGTGCTTTTGCTGGCTCTATCTCGGGGGACGTGCTTTTGCTCCGCGACCATGAGCCTACGCTACTCATGGGTCGCACCAAGTCTGGAACCCTCAGCCTGTCAGATACGTCAAAGGGGCTCAAGTTCAACTGCAAGCTGCCCAACACCACGTCAGCCTCTGACTTGGCTGAGTCCATTGACCGCAAAGACTTGGACGGCTGCTCATTCGGGTTTATCACCATTGATGATGACTGGGCATACACGGACGGCCAAACGGTACGCACCATAAAGGAGGCTGAGCTGCTTGAAATCAGCCCCTGCTCATTTGCTGCCTACCCATCCAACAGCGTTAGTGTCCGCTCGTGCCCACCGGAGCTGCGTAGCAACCTGACAGCTTCAGAGGTCAAGCCACCAACCGCCACCCCAGAGGCAGAGGCCCCTAAGACCCGGTCTACGGAGGGCTGTCAGTGCGAGTGTCAACCGTGCCTTGACGGTAACTGTGCTAATTGCTCTGATGACCCTTGTGACTGCGATGGCTGTGACTGCAATGAAATAGCCTGTATGAAACTGAGAGTTAGCCTTCCCTTGCTGTAAAGGAGGTGGTCACTTATCTACGGTGAGCCCAGCTTGAGATAGCTGGGCTTAACTGTGTCTGGAGTTATTTCTCTACCCATCGCAAATAGTTGGTCAATTCCTATAAGTCAAAACGTTCTTATAAGTGTAAGGCCATAACGCCTCAGTGCAGCCCTTGAATGGGTAAGTTACCCAGCCTTGTAGTAAAGCCTACCGCTCACTCCTCGTCGGAGCCCCCAGCGTAAGCCCCAACTCACTTATAGGACAACTCCGATGACCGTAGCCGAATTACGCGCACAATACGCAAAGCTGAACGCAGAAGCGACAGCATTTATCACGGGTGCAGAACGCATTACCTCTGAAGTTCGCACCAAGTACGAAGCCATGGTGGCCGATACCCAGAATATCGCCGCTGTTATTGCCACCCTTGAGAAGGAAGAGCGTTCCGCTCTTGAAACCCGTGGCAAGGAAATGCAGCTCCCACAGGTTGGTGAGCACGCTTCCGCTTCTAGCCCCGAGACCCGCAGCAAGGAAATCCGTAATAGCTTCCGCACTTGGATGCAGAACGGACAGGTTGAAACCCGTGACATCACTGGCTCCTCAACCTCCATCCTTGTACCTCAGGTATTTGACGACCAGATTGTTCAAGCTAAGAAGAGCTACGGTCAGTTGGTCAACTTGGTCAATATCATGGAAACCCCTGATATGAAGCCGATGCGAATCGTGACCGCTAACGACACCGCCAACACCTTGGCCGCTGTTGTATCCGGTACCGACGCAACTGAAGTTGACCCCTCCACCTCCAGCTTGACGCTGGCTTGTGACAACCTGACCACTGGTGTTGTCAAGGTTTCTCTGGACGTGCTCAACTCGGCTGGATTCGATGCTGATAGCTGGATTAAAGACCAGTTTGCACTCCGCTACTGGCGTGGTATCAGCAACCTGATTTATGCAGGTAACGCTGGCAACATCGCT